CTGGATTAGTTCGGGGTAACCAGGGCAAACAATCAGGTTAAACTGTGTCTGTTCTTCACGTAATTCGGTGCTGGACTCAATGGCTGCCTTCATGGCTTCAACCACAGTGTTGCGTTGTGCTTTGTGGCCAAAATAAGGAACGCCCGCACTGTTGACTCCGCTGTGTGTGACCCAGGCAGATTTGACTTCAGGAACCACTGTGCCAGCAAATGCATCTGGGTTATCGAACCACTTGCTTTCAAATCGCTTGACATTGAACCCAGTGCGTCGTGTATTGAATAACAAACTACCACGTGGGTACAAACGATAATCCGGACAGTCGTCGTCAATATAATTACTGGTCAAGAGATCTGCTATCTTTGGTAAATCATCAACTATTGGATCAGTGGTACCATTATAGCCCCAACGAGCATCTGCAAACACAATACCATCAACACCGATATTATCTGTATTATCAATTAAGACCCAATTGGAGCCGTCGAATCGATAAATTACCGGATAGTTTTCTAAATCATTAGTATCAACCCAGAGGTCACCAGCAGCCAATGGTGTAGTACCGTCACTTTGTGTGATTGGGCGGCTCGCACTTAATATAGGACCCGCAGGATCAGTGGCCACTAGATTATATCCGCGGGCGTCATTGCCCACATTTCGATATCCTTTCCATCCACTGCCGTCACTGATCAGAACATCCACCTCAAGTGGATTACTGTAATACCACAATGTACCATCCTTGGGATTGGTATATGGGGCAGTGAATGAGTAAGTGTAGGTCAATTCAGCAAATGGACTTGCCTGATAGAATGTATCACCACCAATTCGCACCTCGCGAACATGAGTCGCTGAATTTAAACCGGCAGTTGCCAATGGTGTACCGACAAGTTGTTGCCAGGCAATTGACCCACCTGCCAAGTGAGTCAAACTTATAGCACCACTCGCCTCAACTGCTGCCGATACATTTGGTAGATTCGCAGCCTGAATCTGAGACACTAGACTAGCCGCACTTGTGCCGGTTAGTGTTATTGTTGCCTGGGCAAGATCTGAAGTACCAGGAACTGTAACGAATAGTCTGAAACTATTTCCAACTACAAAAGTTAGAGGAACCGAAGGCGTGCTGCCAGTAACTTTTAGTTTTCCAGTGGCATTTTTACGGAATAACTTCAATGTCGCTGTCTGATTGCCCAGAGTATCATACTGTGCAAACAACTGACCCACTGGTATTTGTGCGCCGCCACCTACTTTATCTAGGCCATAGATCGCAGAAGCGATATCAGAATACACCGGAGCAGTTTGTAAAACCCAGGATTGTAGATTACTGTTGTATTCTTTGATACTAATGTCAGTACCGTTACCAACTGCACTGGTTTTAAACCAAACACTGCCATAGGGGCGTGGAAAGTCATCACTGGTTTTCCAGGCTGGTGCATTAACGTAACTACTGAACTGCACAGTTGGGCCCAACAAAGTTTTTACATTGGACACCCCATCCAGCTGTGAATCAAACAGACCCAGTTTAACTGCGCAATCCACTCCACCAATGGTTGAGCCCTTGGCAATGATCAATTGGCCATCAATTGTTGAACCATCGCTGGTTGCATTGGCTGCACAATAGATTCTAATGTCACCAGTAGTGGTGACATCTGCTTTAACTCCAGTGATGCCTGCTGAATTAATATCGCTGGCAATTGCCGACACAGTGGTACCAGTTGCGGTGACATTTACATTATTGATGACTAACTTGTCACCAATTGATAGGTTGCCAGGATTTGAGATGGTGCCTGTGATGGTGGGGACACTAAATGTCCAGTTATCACTGCCAACCAATACCCAGTTATTGTCGGTATTTTTATAATAAATTGGATTGTACGAACTGACTGCGACTACTGCATATTCTCCGATCAACCCAACAGAAGACAACGGAACACCGGCATTTAACTGAGTAACATCGTCAATAATTCGGGGGTTCTGCAAGGTAAATTGATTACCAAAGACTCCCCACTCATAAATTCCCCATTGTGTATTGGTCAAATCTAACCAGTAAGTACCATCTGCTGGTTCCCCAGTTGGGCGAACACCAGTTGGGGCTAGTTGTGCTAGGTCAACATCAGCACGCTGGACATAAACTCTATTGGAAACCCCCAGAGCACTATATGCTGCGAGCAGTCCATATTCATTACGCTCATCACCATGGATAGAATTACCGCCAGAGTCGGTTTGGAATGCCGGTGAACCAAATTTTTGTACCAGATCTCGTTGACTGGTTATGCCCTGTAGTTTACCTGCTGCCGCTTTGGTTGTGTAGGGGGCAGTGGCACCAGATGCATTTTTCTTGTCTTGTGCTGTAGCAATCAAAACGTAAGCCACGGTGCCCGCGGCGGTGGGGGTGTATTGACTTTCGTCACTGACTTTTACTTCAACTCCTGGAGATATCAATGCCATGGCAGTATTCCTCTATAATAAAACTGTTTAAATATTTATTATCTTTTCTGTTTTTTAGTGGTTTAGATGCCCTTTTAAAGGTTTGCGTTTTCTGGATGCGATAAATATCTGATGGAAAATCGCCCCCTATGTGCAGTTTGTGGTAAGAACCCAGCTGCGGTAAATTACATTAAAGGTGAAAAAAGGTACTACCGCAAACGTTGCGATAGTTGCATACGTAAGAAAAAAAATTTACAAACAGCTATACCATTGTGGGTCAAATCAGGATATAAGAAAAAACCACACTGCGAACGGTGTGGGTTTAAAGCCCGATATCGAGAGCAGTTATTTGTATTTCACGTGGATGGAAATCTCAACAACTGTGCCTTGCCCAATTTAAAAACCATATGTGCCAACTGCCAGATTGAAGTGGCCAAGCAAGGGCTGGGATGGGGTCAAGGGGACCTCACTCCCGATCTTTAATCAATAGTCGTTCAACCTGCTCATACAACTGTTCCAGACTGCCACTGTTATCCAATACAGCATCGAATTCGTGTCCAACCCAGGAATACTCACTGGAATGGATGTGTGGATACTTTTGATGCATTAGTTCTTCGTGATCTTGCAAAATCCACTGATGATCTGCATCAGTGGTATTTTCTTTAAGTGCACACGCATACCACTCTGGCAATGGTCCTCGTTGAATTTGTAGAATCACACCACCAGCATCACGAATTGCTGCAATCTCATTGGGAAATCGACAATCAGTAACCACAACGTCATCCTGTGCTGATCGCAATCTGTTCTCCAGGCTGGCCAACCAGATGTCATCATGAAATCCATTGCGGATAACATCAGTGCCCCAGTGCTGCAGAATGTATCTGGGAGTAATAGTTTTACCTAATTTGTCGCTCCACCAGACATCTGGTTGCTCACGCCATTCTCTGCTTTGTTTACTGCGACCCTCCAACAGTTCACGATCCCAACCAAAAACCACACTGACCGCATCTTTGAGGCTACTGGCAAAACTTTCACGACGAAACCCATGAATATTAACCAAATAATCAGCAACTGTGTCTTTGCCGGCACCGATAAACCCGCAAATTCCAATGATTTGAGGCATCTGAACTCCTGATCTAATCTAATATTTAAATACTAAAACGATCAGAAGTCAAATATTTTAGCCAATTATCCAGGTCATGGGCATACCACCGTCGACGAAGTTTCTGATATCTTCGTCCAGTTTGTCCAACAATGCTTGGCCTTCGGACTTGAGAGCAGATCCGTTTAGTGTAGTCCCGCCTTGTGGACCAGCAATGGTGCCGAATTTTTCACGGGCCTGGCCTATACTCATCATAACCAATGCATATGCATAGTCCTGAATCCAAGGAAAAGCAGTGTGATCATTCAGCAACATCTGATCTGGCTTGTAATTATCTATATGCAACAACACACTTTCGCTGACGTTTTCCTGATAATTTTGTCCAAAGTTTGGTATTTTTCTTACCAAAGTCAATTTGTGCGTGGTCTTGTTCCAGTGAAAATCTATGTAGCCACCAAACATGCGCATGGCCAATTCTTGATAGCCCACAAACAGTTCATAGTTGACTAACCCACCCACACGACCCGCCACCAGCATGTAGGTGTTCAAATAACCACTGGCAAATGGTTCAAATTGACTGGCTGTGGTACCAGTAACGCTGCCAATACCACGACGGTATATGGCGCGGATATTCATGATTTCTCTTGGTAGTATGTATTCTTGTGTCTCAGGATAGAGATCCAAGAATGCATAACTTTCTTCCACACTGTTGGCGCTGCGCTGGCGGTAT